GTCGCCCGGACCTTTTTATCCCCTGGGTCGATTTATCGTCGGCCATCACCACAAACTGTCAACGTTTTAAGGTTAATCTCATGCCACGAGGCGGCTTCAAACACGGCGGCGGGCGTCCGCTCGGGTCACTCAGCAAAGTGCGGGAACTGACCGCTGAGGGGATGCAAAGCGAGCAGGTGCGGCAGAACATGACACCGCTCGAATACATGCTGCACGTCATGAACGACCCGGTCGTTGATCCGGTCCGTCGGGATCGCATGGCGGCGGCAGCGGCACCGTTCGTCCATCCGAAGGCCGATACCGTCATGGCTGGCAAGAAGCAGGCGGCGGAGGAAGAGGCGCGGACCAATGACGAAGGCACCGAATGGGCCGCGTTGCTCAGGCGTTCCCCGGGCCGCTCGGACAAGCCGAGTGATCGCAACTGATTTGAATGAGTCAGTCTGTTTCTTCGTGGTCAACGGCAAGGCCGGATTGGCAATCCCGCATTAAGGCAGGGCAGTCGCTGCTGCCTGATCTGCCGTTGAACGAGGACGAGGCTGACGCCGCCCTTGGCATCTTCTCTAAGCTGCGGCTTCCCGACGTCGTTGGCCAACCGCCATTCCGCGATGTGGCCGGGCAATGGCAGAAGGACCTAGTCCGCGCGGTGTTCGGCTCCTACGACCCGGATACCAACGAGCGGCATATCCGCGAATTCTTTTGCATGATTGCCAAGAAGTCCGGGAAGACGACGTCGGCGGCCGCGATCATGATCTGCGCGGTGCTGATGAACCGCCGACCAAGGGCGGAATTCCTGCTGATTGCCCCGACACTGGAGGTTGCCGACCTCGCGTTCCGTCAGGCAGTCGGGATGATCGAGAGTGACCCCATCCTGACCGGCAAGTTTCATATACGGGACCACATCAAGACCATCATCTATCGGCCGACCAAGGCCTTCCTGAAGGTCAAGTCATTCGACCCAAGAGTGGTCACCGGCTCCAAGCCGTGCGGTGTGCTGGTGGACGAGTTACACGCCATCTCGGGGGCGCATGATGCGGACCGGGTGATGGGCCAGCTGCGTGGTGGGTTAATTGCCAACCCTGAGGCGTTCCTGATCTCGATCACGACGCAATCGGAGCGCCCGCCGTCGGGGGTGTTCAAAGAGGCGCTGCATAATGCGCGGCGGGTGCGCGATGGCGAGACGGCGCTGCCGCTGCTGCCGCTGATCTACGAGTTTCCCCGCGATGTGGATTGGCGGGACACGAACAACTGGCGGATGGTCAATCCGACGCTGACGGTGGCCATTGAGCGGCTGATCCCGGACTACGAGGCGGCGGCGGCCGCGGGCGACCATGAACTGCGGCGTTGGGCCTCGCAGCATCTGAACATCGAAATCGGCCTTGGACTGCAGACCGACCGCTGGCCGGGCGCGGAGTTCTGGGAGCGGCAGACCGACCCTTCGCTCACGCTTGAGGCAGTGTTGGACCGCTCCGAGGTGGTGGTGTGTGGGATGGACGGCGGCGGGCTGGACGATCTGTTCGGCTTTGCAGTGCTGGGGCGCGACGCCGATGGCCGGGACAAGGCGTCGAAGTCGTGGCTGCTATGGTCTCACGCTTGGTGCCACCGGAGCGTGCTGGAGCGGCGGCAACAGATAGCGCCGCGCCTGCTCGACTTCGCCCGCGCGGGTGAACTGACGATCTGCGACGATATGCTGGACGACCTGGAGGCGATGAAGCAGATCATTGCCGACATCAAGGCCCGGGGCATCCTGGCGCATGTGGCAGTGGATCCGGCGGGTGTCGGCGACATTGTCGATGCGATGGCCGAGATCGGCATTACTGAGGCAAATAAGCTGTTGTGGCCGGTCGGCCAGGGTTTCCGACTGATGAACGCACTGAAGACGTGCGAGCGCCGGCTGGCGAAGGGCACGTTGTGGCACAGCCAGAGCTCGATGATGTCGTGGTGTGTCGGCAATCTGAAGGTGGAGGCAACGGCCACGGCAATTCGCGCGACCAAGATTAATGCCGGTGATCAGAAGATCGATGCAGCCATGGCGCTGTTCGACGCCGCCGATGTGCTCAGCCTTGGTGTGGATCCGGTGCGTATTCCCGAATACGAAATCGCGTTTGCCTGATGCGATTGGCGGGCATTATCTCTGCAGAGCGAGCATGATAAGGAGACGGCGCTCAAAATTGACGGGAGGATACCATGTCGAAAGCACCACCACCTCCGCGGCCGCCGCCGACGCAGGTTCCAACGTTGGGCTATCCTTCTCCGCCTCCTGCTGTGCCCAAGCCCTCGTTCTGGCAGCGCTGTTGCTGCCGATCCGGGCGTATGCCGCACCGCCCGCGAACGCTGACCAATCTCTGGCACCCTGGTTCGGCAGCCTGAAAACGGCGAACGGAATGTCGTGCTGTGGCGTGGCAGATTGTAGGCCATTCCCCGTCACCATCAACGAGCGTGGATATTCGGTGCTCTACGACGGCAAGCTGATCCCGGTTCCGCCCGAGACGGTATCGGAGCGGACGGACAATCCGACGGGCGACTACATCGCTTGCGTGCAGCCGAGTTTATGGCTCGGCGGCGTGCAACAAGGCCCTCTGGTGCTGTGCTTCTTTCGCGCGCCGCACACTTAGTGTAAAAATACCCGGCCCCGCACCAAGCACGCAGGGGTTTCGGGAACCTCTGCAGGGGCAGAGGCGCGAGACCGGGTGAAGTTTCGCTATCACACCCGGCAACAGGAACGTAACCGGGCTCGTCTTGCTTACCGGTCTCGCGCTTCCCTGGCAATACGAACACTTGTGAACTGGCTGATTTTAACTAATTCCTTGTGGAAAAGACAGCTTGCGGACGCGCGAGGGGAACCACCTTACGGCGCCCGCAAGCTGAAGTTCCAACAATGGATGCGATAAAATCCCCACTCGGGTAGGCGACCGAGCAGACGGACGTGAGGTTATCAGCGCTGCGCGGGGCGTCAATCGCCGACCATCTATCTCGGATTATTTCGCGCGGCTCGCCTGGTGTTGGTCAACGACCTCGGATAGCAGCCAGGCCAGCTTGCGCCTGGCCCTCAGCGTGCTGAAGCAGTTTGCGCTACAGGTGAGCCGGGCCTTGGACACCAGATATTCGGCGCCGCAGAGGTGGCAGATGCCTACCGTCGATCCTTTCTGGCGGTAGGGACGCTTTATAGGCGGTGGTGGCGCGCCTTCGGCGACATCGGACACGTTTCCCCCAATTGCAAAAAATGCCCGACCCGCACCGATCGGCACGGTGGCGTTGTGCTATCGACACGGATCGGGAGTTTGCTGTTGTAAAAGGCGCTGGACCTTGGTCCTCGCCGGTTCGGCCCGTCAATGGCACGGATACAGAACGCGCAGAAATATCGGTGGATATATCTGTGGATAATTCACTGGTCGTCCAAGTTCGTAGACACCGTCTCTGTTGGGCGAGGATCCTGGGGCACTTCCTCGGGAAACATCGAGGAACGCAGCTTGGTCAGCGCCTCGATGGTTTCGTCCAACCGCCTCCGCAGATCAGAGATCGACATACCATTAAACACGTAGTCCATCATCACTTCACGTAAATCAGCCGGCAGGTCTTTACGCATCGGACGAACTATCGCTTTCAGTTGCGGGGCCTCGGGTTTCGCCGCTGGCATGTCATAGACGTTGATCTCAGATGACTTGTTGGTCTTCGATAATGGATGCTGCTTTTTTACGTGATACGATACCGCCGCATGGGTTACGTCGTGTGCCCTGGCGATTGAGCTGAGGGACTCCCCCTGGCGCGCCCGGCTAATGATGTTAGTTATGGTCGCCTGATCTAGTCGCTTTCTATAGTCCTTCTTCCGTGCTGGCGGCTTCATGCTTTTCCTCCTTTAATTACTCCTATTAAATGTCCGCCGCCGCCATGCGTCAATCCTCGATACTGTAATAGCGCTGGCGACTATTATTGCGGCCAGCCCCGCCGCGTTACCCAGCCCCCGAATATTCCCAGCACCGCGTCCACCCGACAGCCGACGGGCAATGGCGCTTGGAGACTGCGCTATGCCAATTCCGAAGCCTCGCAAGGGCGAAAATCACGTCGATTTCATGGGCCGTTGCGCCGGCGACTCAACGATGAATCACGACTACCCAGACAACAAGCAACGGGTCGCGGTTTGCTTCAGCGCCTGGCGCGACACGCACGGCAATGCGGGCGTTGGTCAGGGCCCTAAGCGCGATGTCGCGGGGACGTGCTGCACACCCGGTGGCGGGGAAAGCATGGTCGACTTCCTCGAGCGCTGCGTCGAAGCCGGCGATAGCGAGGAAACCTGTATGACGGCGTGGATGGACAGTAAGCCATCGATACCTGACGCGCCGATGATGCATTCCGCTCCGGTAGAGATGAAGTGGATGCCGACCACGCTCACGGTCAAAGGCCTCAACGAAGGCGAGCGGATGATCTCCGGCATCGCCACCACTCCGTCCGTTGATCACGTCGGTGATATCGTCGAAAGCATGGGGGCCAAATACGCAACACCCGTGAGCATCCCGCTGCTATGGATGCATCAGCACAGCCAGCCGGTCGGGACAGTTACACACGTAACTAAGACCGACCGGGGTATCTCCTTCCAGGCACGCATCGCCAAGGTCGATGAGCCAGGCAAACTCAAGGATCGCGTCGACGAAGCGTGGCAGACCGTGCGCGCCGGTCTCGTAAAGGGTGTCAGCATCGGCTTCACGCCGATCAAAGACCAAATCGAGATGATTAAAGGTGGCGGCATCCGGTTCAAGGAATGGAACTGGCACGAATTGTCTCTCGTGACCGTGCCAGCCCAATCAGAAGCCACCATTCAACTTATCAGATCCCTCGATACGCAAGCGCTGCGGGCCGCGACAGGCCAGAAGCAGAGCGCGCGTATTGAGCAGAACCCCGCCGGCGTCACGGCGAATGTTAAACGCCAGACAAGCCGGGAGGCACCAATGGCAACCAAAACAATTGCGGAAGATATTGCCGCATACGCATCGACGCGAACCGCTCACGCAGCACGAATGTCCGAGCTGATGAGCAAGGCGTCGGAAGACGGCTCAACGCTCGATGACGAGCAGGAGACCGAATACGACGAACTGAACGATAAGATTAAGTCGATCGACAAGCACCTGAACCGTCTGCGCGAGCAGGAGAAGCTGAACGTATCGCTAGCAGTAGCAGTCGATGGAGACCGTGTCGGCTACAACGCTGGTCAGTCGCTCGGGCAGCGCCAGACGTCGTCCGTCGTCCAGATCAAGCGTCCGCCGCTTGAGAAGGGCACTGCGTTCGTTCGCTACATTGCCGCACAGGGTCGCTGAATTGCGGATGGGCGGAGAAGCGAAGCGTCGTGCCTGCTCTGCCAGTTGCGGACAAACGTCAAACATTCAAATATCAAATCTCAA